CTAGACTGGCACCTTGGTTAGCATTTTTAGGAGATAAAGCATATGATATCATTTTATCAATCAATAGTAAATATAATTGGATACGCCATCGCTTTGGTTTTGGGTACTTTAGCCTTAGTCAGTATCTTAAAGCAAGAGTAAAGAAAGCTGTAGATTTTATTTTTCAATTTGAAAAAAACTTGGCGGGATATTGTAAAAAACGCGGATATGATGGAGTAATTTGTGGCCATATACATCACGCCGAAATTAAATATATAGATGATATTGTGTATATGAATGATGGTGATTGGGTTGAGAGTTGCACAGCATTAGTCGAACATATAGATGGTAAGTGGGAAATTGTTCAATGGAAAGAAATAATAAATGTGGAAGATTCAAGAAAAAATAACAATAATTGTTCCTTGCAAGAATGAAGAAAATTATATACATCATTTGTTAGAATCTCTGCGATTGCAGGGTATCGGAAATACTAGAATTATCATTGCTGATTGTTCTACCGATAATACTAGACAGGTAATAAAAAACAATAGTTCTTTTTTGAATGTTGAGGTTATTGATGGTGGTCCAGTTTCTGTTGCAAAGAATAATGGTGCTAAACTGGCTACTACTCCATACATTCTATTCATTGATAGTGATGTTAGATTCTTTTCAGACACAGTTATAAAAGATTGTGTTCAAGAGATGGAGAATAAAGAACTGGACTTAATTGGTATAAAAATAAAATGTTATGATGGAGACAAGAGGGCGCAGATAGGCTTTACGCTGTTCAATGCAATCAACGGCATTATGAGATATAAAGTCCCCTTTGCTGTTGGCGCTTTTATGTTGACTAGAACAGATAAATTTAATGAGTTTGGTGGCTTTTCCGAAAAATATCAAACAAGTGAAGATTTCTTTTTATCTAAGAAATATGATGTTAAAAAGTTTAAATTAATGCATCATTATTTTGGACAAGATAGCAGAAGATTTGAGATAATGGGATATACAGGAATGGCTTTGTATTTGATTAAGAATTTTTGGAACAGAAATAATAAAGAATATTGGAATAGTTTAGACTACTCTAAATATTGGAAATAACTTAAGGAAAAAACAATGAAAAAAATAATAACAATAATCCTATTGGCAATGTGTATCACACCAGCATTTGCTCAAAAGGAAAAAAGTGGTGTAACTTATGATGTGGTATTGACAAGAGTTATAGATGGTGATACAATAGCATTCCAAGCCAATTGGTTACCTGATCCGTTGAAGAAGGAACTAAGTCTCCGTGTCTTTGGTGTTGATACACCAGAAAAAGGATTCCGTGCAAAGTGTCCAAGTGAAGATGCCCGTGGCCAAGCGGCCTCAGCTTTCACTAAAGCACAAATTAGTGCATCACAAAAACGACAGATTATTTTGATGGATTGGGATAAGTATGGCGGCCGAGTATTAGGTGACTTGATACTTGATGGTAAGAGTTTAAGGCAAATGTTAATAGCAAATGGTTACGCACGTGAATATTACGGCGAAGCCAAAACCCCATGGTGCGAATGATATGAAAAGAATTTTAAGATTTACGGCATCTTGGTGCCAACCTTGCAAATCAATGGCGATGCAATTGGAAGAATGTAATACAAATCTTCCTATCGAAGTTATTGATATTGACATCCATACCGAATTAGCAGTAGAATATGGAATTCGCTCGGTTCCGACATTGGTCATCCTCGATGGAAATGTTGAAGTTAAACGAATGACTGGTTTGGTAACAAAAGAAATTTTGAAGAATTGGATTGAAGCATGATTAAGAAAATTGCTTCCAGACTAACTGATGAAAGAAACAGTTTTAAACCTTTTAATTATCCTTGGGCATATGATGCGTGGCTTAAGCATGAACAGTCTCATTGGCTTCATACAGAAGTTCCAATGTCGGAAGATGTAAAAGATTGGAAGAAAAAATTATCCGATGAAGAAAAACAATTCCTCACAAATATCTTCCGCTTTTTTACTCAAGGTGATATTGACGTTGCTGGTGGTTATGTCAAAAACTATCTTCCTTATTTTCCACAACCTGAAGTGCGTATGATGTTATTGGGTTTCGCGGCACGTGAAGCACTTCATATTGCCGCATACTCACACTTGATTGAAACATTGGGTTTACCCGAAACAACATACAATCAATTCTTGGATTATCAAGAAATGAAAGATAAGCATGATTATGTAATGGACATTTCCGATAAAAATGGAACAAAAGAAAATACTGCACGCCATATTGCCGTGTTCAGTGCATTTACTGAAGGTATGCAGTTATTTTCATCTTTTGTAATGTTGTTGAATTTCCCACGTACCGGTAAAATGAAAGGTATGGGTCAAATTGTTACTTGGTCTATTGTTGATGAGACAATGCATGCCGAGAATATGATGAAATTATTTAAAACATACATAAGCGAGAATCAAGAAATATGGAACGATGAACTAAAATCATCCATCTATACCATTGCTGAACGCATGGTTGAACTAGAAGATAAATTTATCGATTTGTCATTTGGTATCAATGAGATGGAAGGTCTAACAAAAGATGAATTGAAAAAATACATCCGTTATATCGCCGACCGTAGATTGATTGGTTTAGGTATGAAGGGTATCTTTAAAGTTAAACGCAATCCACTACCATGGGTTGAGGAAATGATTAATGCACCCACTCATACCAACTTTTTTGAAAATCGTGCAACAGACTATGCCAAAGGTGCCACATCAGGAAACTGGGGTGACGTTTGGGCATGAAATAATAAGGATTAAAAATGTCTGAAAAAATTACAACAGCCGAATGTGATAACTGTGAATCAATGTGTGAAATTGCGTTTGATGAAGATTATGTGTCTGATGAATCTCCCACCTTTTGCCCATTCTGTGGTGAAAGAATTGAAGTCCTAAAAGAAGAATATATAGAGGATGATGACTTCAATGAGAACGAGGAATGGGACAAATAAATTGGCAATATGACAATAAAGATTTTACAGAAAATGATATAGGTGATAATTATGGATTCGTCTATGTTATCACCCATTTAAATACAGATAGAATGTACATTGGTAAAAAGTTTTTTTACTCTATGAAAACGAAAGTTCTCAAAGGTAAAAAGAAAAGGTATAAAATATCATCAGACTGGCAAACTTATTACGGATCTAGTGCCGAGTTGCAAAATGATGTTATAATACATGGAAAAGAAAACTTCAAAAGAGAAATCTTACACCTATGTAAATCAAAAGGTGAATGTGGTTATCTAGAAGCTAAAGAGCAGTTTGATCGTAGTGTATTGGAGTCTAATAATTACTACAATGCATGGATTATGGTTAAAGTGAGAAAGTCACACATTAAGGCATTCAATGAGAGAATTCTTACAACAATTAAAGAATAATGATTTTGATGGAATTAATTTCTATCGAAATGATGATGGAGATTTGGAATTCTCGCAATTTCAGTTTAAAGATCCGGGTGAAAAAATTGGTGGAACTGAATTGGGTGATTACTTTGATATTATCATTGTACAAGAAGATCCACCAAAAATGCCAGAACGCTTTCAAGCAATATTGATTTCACCAATAGATTATGTTGATAGAATGTCCGAAGATGGTTTTTATGGTGTCGTTACAAAATTCACCACAACATCAAAAGAAATTATGGATGATATTATGGTTAATATGGAAGATGAGAGTTTTGAATATATTAAAGATTATGAAAAGGAAATGAAAAATGTTCGATAAGTATGAATTGAAAGAGATTTTAACAAATAGTGTATCCACAGTTGTGTTTACTAAAATTGACGGTACCGAACGTGAATTGAAGTGTACACTTTTACCGGAATATTTACCCGCAAAACCTGTTGTAGAGGGACAACAACTTTTGACGGAGAACTTGCCAAGAGCAGAGAATCCTAGTACACTAGCAGTATGGGATATGGAAAGTAACGGCTGGCGTTCTTTCCGAACCGATTCTGTTAAGGCTGTAATTACACATGAGACACGCATCAGTTAAAGATTTTGAAAAAGCACTGTCTGGTGGAGAACCAACTTGGAAAAATGGCCAAGAATCACTATCATCCGCTTTAAATTGGTATAACACACATTCTGATTATAAAGAAAGTAAAAAATTTACACTTTCTTATCTTAAAGAAATTGGTGCATCTAAAAAAGAAATCGAAGAAATCGAAAAGGTTTATGAAAACCATTTTCAAAATTTAGGTTTCATTTGCCGAATGAAACTGCGTGGCGCACCAATCACGGAAAAACAAGAAATGTGGATTTCCACTTTCATTGAAAAATTAAAAGGTAAAGTACCTGCACCAAAAAAGATTGAAAATACTGAAGTTAAAGTAGTTTCAATCCAAGAACGTGTAGCAGAAAAAACACGTGATTACATAGGTGAGATAGAAGGTGCAATCGATGATTGTTTCTATTTGAGAGAATTCAAAAATGTTTTTGATCCTTATGAATTGATGCGTTCTTTAGAAATCAAAGGCGCACACACAAAATATATTGTGCCAGTTTATGAGAAAAAACTAAAAGAAATTGAAATTGTCATTAAAGGTAAAGATGAGCAACTTGTTGAAGGTTATTCCTTTCTTTCCAAAAAACAATTAAAAGACTATGCTTCACTTTTAAAATGCATCATTGATGATTGTGGAAGAATTGCACATACTGCAAAACTTACACGTGCGCCTAGGAAGAAAAAAGTCAAACCTGTTGATAAGGTGATTGAAAAGTTGCAATTCAAAAAGGAAGACAATGAGTATAAGACTGCTTCTATTAATCCTGTTGATATTATTGGCGCTTCACAGTTGTGGATTTTCAATACAAAAACCCGAAAACTTGGATGCTACAA